GAATATACAGAAAACTATCGCCAGATAAGTGTGTTGCTAATTCTTCACCTTCAGTGTTCAAATCATAAAGGGACTCAAATGCGATTCCCTCAAGATAAAGTATTTTACGAATCTTTGCGATACCCGATTCTGGTGTCAAGACAGGCTGAGTTAGCTCAACCATCAACAACAGATTGAGTTTACCCTGCGTTACTGAGTCAATGGAGACTTCATCTCCACCATCCATTGACTCCGTGATGAATTCTTTGAAATTCATTAGCTGTCTGCAAACACTGTGTCATCGGAAGCGTCAGCAACACCTGCTTGACCGATGCTGCCCATAGCAACAAGAGTCTCTGTGTGTTCGCGCCCGACACGACCACCCATGGTGATTGTAATTGATACGTTAGAGTTTGGCACCGCGCCGATTGTTGGTGCAGCCAAGTAGTTACCACCAGTTGTCAGTGTAATACCAGTAATCAACTTTGCACCGTTTGTAACGATACGTGCGTTAGCGGAAGTGTTACCTGTGCCACCGCCAGTGAATGTCAAGAATACGTTACCGTCAGGTGAGTATGAACTTGCATTCGCTGTAAGTGTTGCAACAGGACCTGTGCCTTGCTTTACAACAACCCAACCTGCGTGTGCTCCTTTTGGATTAGCCGCAACGCCCTGTTCAGTACTGTCAACACCGAAAATGCCAACAGCTTGTCTAGGTGTGAATGCACCGATAGTTGTGCTACCAAACAGTGTTGCTCCGTTTGCATTGTTAGTAGCTGCAACGCCTGCGTGTTTTGGTGCCGCGTTGCTTGAATCTGATTTTGCCCATAGTGTCATTTATGACTCCTTTTGTTATTGTTTATTTATGTTTTGATGATCTGTGATGATAGCTCAGGTTCAGCTTGGAATGTATCAGCTTTTTCTTTGCTAGATGACTTAGAATTCTTAGCCAAATCTTTTACGATGCCAGCAGTCTTAGACAGTGAACGTTTCGCAGGTGTGCTTGTTTTCTCAAAAGAATCTTCCGGCTCTTGCTCTTCTTTTAGACCTGCTTGTTTACGTGCAGCAGTCTTTGCGAGGTGCTTAACTCTAGACATTGCTGTGTGTTTTGCGCCAGATTTGTCTGTTGTCACTTTTGTTGTATTTTTGGTATAAGGACCATCAAATGGAACCTCATAACGCTCTTTACCCAAGTCTGTTGCAGTTTGTTCAGCAGTAATGATAGGTGTAGGCTTCGCAGGCTTCTTAGCTGGTCCGGATGTGAAACGACCAGCGTCCGGATTCTCGTTGGAGTTGCTAGTTTGACCAACTTCTTCCGCCACAACACTCTCAGCTTTGTACTTCTTAAACATATCAGTACCTTTTCTTGGTGCAAGACCTTGTGTGCGATATGCAGCAGCAGAAACAGCAGCGTATCGTTTTGTCTTCTTACTCGCCTCAGCGTTTGTGCCGGTGCCAGGCAATTCTCTTGCGCTGTCCATTGCTTTATTGACATAGGAGCCAAGAGTTTTCTTTGACAACTCATCAATCTGCTCAACTTCTTCCTTCATCCCTGTACGGCGAGACTCACCTTCAATGTATGAGTGTAGTGATTCTACATCACTTTGAACTTTAGATAGTTTGTTCTGATACCACTCTTCAATTTCACCACCCATCTCAATGAACTCAAGAATTTCTTCAGCGGCATACTTGATGAAGTGTAGTTGCGTTTGGGCCATCTCAGTTTTTTCGGTGGTATCCGATTCAGCTTGCTCATTGATTTCAGCTTGTTTCAGAATACCTTTGACCAATGGTGCCTTTAATTGACGATGACGTGGAACTGGAATGTGGTGCTTTGCTTCTGGATGTGTGTATACATCGTGGCTACCTGATGTGCGCGAAAGTTTCCAACCACGCTTCTTCAGATGTTGATGCACAGCACGGGTATCCATGTTAGCACCAGGCATTTCATCTAGTTGCTCAACATCAACAGACTCATCCCACTGCTTACCACGTGCCGCATTTCTAGCCGCAGATTTTGCACCATAGTTTTGTTGCAGTCTCTCAGCATCATACTTATGTACTGTAGCGCCTTTGACTTTCTTTGCAACGTTCTCGGCATGAGACTTGGTATCAAATGTTTTCCAGTGACGACCATTGACATGTACTGAGTGATAGTCTTTGGCGTCAGCTTCGGCCAGTTCAACCTCTTCATTAGTCTGTGAGTTTTTCAAATCCTTCTCGGATGGTGCACCCTCTGAGCCAGGCTTACGCATACGTTCACCTGAACCTTTTTTGATTCTTTCACGCTTGGCATGAATGTTGTCCCACAGACCAGCTTCTTCAATGGTTTCTTCTTCTTTGATGGATTTGCCAGCAGATTTATCACCATAAGTTGCCTGACGTTTTTTAGCAAGGTCGAGCTTATCTTTGACAGCTTTTCCCAACTTCGGATCAGCCTTCAGCATCCATCCTGTTCCAAGAGACTTTTTACCCTCTTCCAAAATGTCCTCACCGCGGACAAGACTTGCAATCTGCTTGAAACTTCTCATATTACTCTCCCTTGGCTTGCTTGGTGGCCGTAGCGTACATAACAGACTTAGCATCTTTGCCATAACGCTCTTTGAAGCCAGCAATGTTCTTCTTCATGCCTTTGACATTCTTTTCCAATGCAGCCTTTTCAGCGGTGGTCAATGAACGCTCTTCAATTTGCTCAACTTCTTCCTTAGCTAAACGATCAACAGCTTTGCCCATGTTTTCGCGGCGCTTCCAAGACTTAGCAAAAGTTTTATCTGCTTTCTCCATGCTCTTTCTAGCATCATTGTAGCGTGAATCTTTACGTGCAGCTTCTGAATCATTAGCATGTTGACGAGTCAATGCGCCCTTGTGTGCAACATCATGAGATGCTTTCTTGACATAGGATGCTAGTGTAGACTTCTTTAGTTCATCTAGTTGTTCAAATTCTTCAGTTTGCATGAAGTTTTCAACATCTTCAACAGTAAATTCAAGTTCATCTAAGTTTTCATATTCTTCTCTAGTCAAACGTTTAACAGCTTTTTTAACGCCGCGGTCTCGCTTTTTAATCACACGCTGATCTGCTTTCATTTCGCGGGCGTTACGAACCTGATCAGCTTTTTTTTCAGGTTGGGCACCATACGCCACGCTTGCAATATTATGCTCTCTATCTGCTTGACTTCTTACAGCTTTATTGATGTATGAACCGAGTGTCTTCTTACTTAACTCATCAATTTGTTCAACTTCTTCTTTAGTCAAACGATCTACCGCTCTTTGTATACCAGTAGTTGAATTTTTAAGTCTACGGAAGTTTCCTGGCGTCCTACGATTTCGTTCCAGTGTAGTAAGATGATGACCTACCTCGTGTGCGGCATACCTCACCCTGCCTTGGGCTTTATTGATATATTTACCAAGAGTCTTCTTGCTCAGTTCATCTAGTTGTTCAAATTCTTCAGTTTGCATGAAGTTTTCAACATCTTCAACAGTAAATTCAAGTTCATCTAAGTTTTCATATTCTTCTCTAGTCAAACGTTTAACAGCGCGATCAACGCCGCGATTTCGCTTTTTAATCACACGTTCATCTTTTTTTATTTCGCGGGCTTGCTGTTTCACATCAGCTTTTTTTTCAGGTTGGTCGCCAAAGTGCAGACGTCCAATATTATAATCTTTATTTGCTACACTGCTTACAGCTTTATTGATGTATGAACCGAGTGTCTTCTTACTTAACTCATCAATTTGTTCAACTTCTTCTTTAGTCAAACGATCTACCGCTCTTTGTATACCAGTAGTTGAATTTTTAACTTTACGGACATGTTGTGGGGACGGTTTAAGTTTAGAAACATCACGTCCTATCATGTATGATCTATTTCTCACATTATCTCGGGCAGCCTTAATATATTTACCAAGAGTCTTCTTGCTCAGTTCATCTAGTTGTTCAACAGATTCTTGCTTGACAGCTTGCACAGCAGGCTTTGCAACTTCAGCTTTGCTCTTGCCAATGGACTTGTCTTGTGCTATCTTGATCTCTTTGTTGAACTCTTCTTGAGATGCTTCTTCTTTTGTATACTTCTTAGTGTACACAGTGCCTGTGGAGATTTTCTTAGCATCGTGGCCAGTCTTCTCACCTTTTTCAGCAGTTTGGCGTGGAGTATTCTTCCAGTCAAATGGGCTAGCAGGCTTCTTGGCTTCCTCTTTGCGCAACAACTTGAAGTCGTGTGCATCAACTTTGCCGTTTTTGTTTTTATCGATCTTGTGTTGATCGCCTTTCAGTGCTTCGTCCACAACAGCTTTCACTGCTTCGGCCACTGATTTTAGAATTTTATCGTTGAACATGGTTTTTCCTTTTTGTTTTATGTTAATTAGTTATGTTCCTGCCAGTTTACAATGCCCACAGCATCATCGTTGTTGGTAGTGGCTATTGCTGCCAAACACCATATGTCTGATACACCTGCTATAGTTCTACCTAACTGTTGACTAAAGTCTATTTCGTTGCTAGTAACTTGAGCGGATCCGCCCTTATTAGATCCTACAAATACACCTTGCGTTATTACTTTGCCGCCAGATAATGCTGTAGCAGAGATGTCATACTCTACTGTACTGTCTGTGTCAGCACTGGTCCAATTAGCATCAGTCAATGTGGGATTGAGAATAATGCGATATGAAAAGGCTGCTTGTTGTAGTCCAAATACATCGAACGCAGTGGGCACTACAATAGAGTCCGGGGCTGTTGACTTCATGCGTAAACAGACTAATGGTCTGTACACGGTATTGCTGAGGTCCTTACCAGTTAGTGCTGTTCCTATGGCACGGGTAAAACTGCGATTACTATAACCGCCTTCCGACATAACTGTACTACAGATTGCTCTCATTGAGGCTGCGGGTCCAGTGCTGATCAATTCATATCGTAGGGGTAACGTAGCACTGGTCATATAGACCTTGTTTAATATGTTGGCATGATGAAAACTGTGACAAACGATGAACTGTCCGTTAATCACAAATCCACAACGAACTGTCCCTACACCTAACCATTCTATGTCTGTCCAGAAGATTTGTGCTTTGGTTACATCTAATGTTATTCCGCTGGCTCCAGTTCCATCTAATTTATCACCATTCCACAAACTTTGAGGGAATTTTTCCGTAGTGTCATCTACTGAACCAGAAGTGTATTTTCTAATAACTAGATTTTTTGTGGTGTCTGCTACTTCAAAGTAGATGCCGTTCTGTGCTCCGAAATAGCCTGCTCGTTGTGTAACGCCAGCGGTAGGAGCGTTCATAACAAAGGTCAACAGAACCAATAGACTCTTACCAGGCTGGTAGGAAAATACCTGTTTAGTCTGACGAATGGCCGATCCTGCTCCTGTAGCGCTCATTAGAATAGAACTTTCGTTAGGTAAGAAAGAGGAAGTGACAGAGCCTGTGTCCACTTGGTCCCACTTGTATGTATTGTCAAAGTAACGCAGACCACCATCGAACAGTGTATATGGATTACTTACACGCAACCGTCCAAACGCATCAGTGGCCGCTGCCCCCAAAGTTACAGCACTGGTGCCAGTTAGGGTAGCATTTACATTACCACTAATAGGTATAGGATTGCCGCTGTCGTTTTTAATCTCTACCTCAGGCATAGTGCCAATGTTAACTGTAGGAGTGCCGCTGATAGTAACTGTGGTATTTTCCAATGCTGACAATGTGTTTGCCGATAAACTAACGATGCCGTCTGTGCCAATGTTAACATTTCCGCCTATTGGCATATAAGATACAGTCAATAAACCACTTGTGCCAACTTCCGTAATGTGTGTATGAACTGGGTTTTCTGGCGAACTTGCGACATTAACCGTATCCACAAAATTCACGTTTCCAGTAATTGTGATATTTTCTGAACCAAGAGTTACTGGTAAAGGATTTGAGAGAGAAACGATATCACCATTAGCGTTATTAGCCAACATCATCACCTCATATCGAGATGAAATCTTCGGATCTAGCGCACCAATATCTTTATTAAATTGTGCCACTTAGCAATTCCATTTTCTTAGTGCGAGAGCTTTACGGGACGGCTCTCCGTTAGGTTTCTTCATCGGACCTTCCACTCCACCCATTCTAGCACAGAATGACTTGCGACGGTTAGCAGCTTTACTGCCCGGTGTCAATTTTGATGGTGGTGTTGTAACCGGTGCTTTTAGATTGCCGCCATCTTTTCTGTTGTAGTAGTCACGACCCTTTTGAGTTAGACCACCAGTAGAGCTTTTTAGTCCTTTAGCATCAACTGCGGCTTCCACTACAGTTTCTTCTTTCATACAAGAATCGGGTGAGTATGCTTTCTTACCTGGAACAGGTTTATAGCCTTTCCAGCAGCGCCCAGCTTCAGTGACAAAATCTTTATAGTTTTTCATAGGTAATTCTTTCCTCTGAACGTGCTAAGTGATATGCCATGTTTAGCCAGTTCATCTTGTTTTTGTGCACCAATTGACGCTGTGGTTGAATCCCCACCCATTTCAGCAACAGGTTTCTTTTTCAGAGGATTCACTTTGCCATTCTTGTCATTGATTTCGCCCATGTCACGCCCAATGCCTTCGCCACCAGCAGCCATGGACATGCCAGTTTCTATGCCTTTGTCGATGGCTTCTTTGAACGTGTTTTTGGCTTGCGAGAGGGTGAGCTTGCCTTTAAAGCGGCTGGCTTCGTGGATGTTTTTGGTGCTGGCTTCGGCACTGGCACTGGCACTTGTTCCTGCACTGTTACCACTGGAACTTCCACTTCCACTTTCGGTAATGGCTCTGGTACTACTACGACCGGAACTTCCACTTTCGGCAATGGTTGTGGCTCCGGTGCTGACTCCGGCACTACGGCTGGTGCTTCCACTTTCGGCAATGGTTGTGGCTCCGGTTCCACTGGCGGTTTGCTCTTCACAAAGAAACTTTTCACGAATTTCAACATTTACATTCTCCTTTAATTTAACTATGTAACCTTTGTCTGTCTTAACGACTTCACCACCTTTGGTGTGTGCGTCTTTAGCAGCATTGTTTCGTATTGCATATACTTTAGGCTTGTTGCCTGATGCAATATATGTAGCTCCATCTTTTACGGCAGTTCTTTCACCACTGATACTTTCGGAGACAAACATGGATTTTCCGAGCGTCAATAGATTGTATGCACCAGAATCAGACATTTCTGTGTGGTCCACGTGCTCCTCAACTTCCTGCTCTTCCACTTCTGCATCTCCATTGCCAGTCAGCATCTTCATTGCTTTTTGTAGCTCTTCTGGGGTATCAGCTTTGAAAGTAACTGAAACGGCCTCAAAAAGATTCTGAAAATCTTCGTTGATAGACTCTTTGACTGGTTTCTTGGGCACAGGCTTTTGGCTACTAGCTCCACTCATAGGAACTTCAGCAGTTTTCTTAATCATCTTTTGCTGTTCAGCGTGTGTTGGATCCTGCACCAAAGTTCCGTGAACTGTGTGATGTGTGACTTTACCATTCTTACCATATCGGCCATAGCCATAGTATTGTAGCCCAAGGCGTCTAGCTTCATCAGTTGCTTTGTTTTCGCCCTCAGCGGAGTGTGGAATAGACAGTTCCGTGCCTTTCTTAGGAACAGGCAAGGTGTCTTTCTTCTGTAGTTCACCAGCAACCCAAGCCTTAGCTTGCTCATTCTTAGGTGGTGCTTGAACAAACTTTTGGACAGTCTTGAAGATGTTGTTCATCTCTTCTTTCTTGGCTTTGACCACTTCTGGTGCTGCGGTGCGCAAGTCTTCAGAGTTATCAAATTCAATATAGCTGTTGCCAAACAACTTAGCCATCTCTGGGCGTGAATTGTTTACTGCGTCCCACTTTTCTTTACGAATATTCTCAGGAACTGTACGACCACCTCTTTGCCCACGCTCAACGTTTCTCTGTGCAGAAATTTCATCGCGTGTAACAACGGCAACCATAGAAGTTTCATAGCCAATTTCTTCTAAGTTTTTCTTTATCTTGGCATACTTTGCGGGATCATCGCCTGTGCCATTGATAATGATGCCGTTGCGACCCAACAGCGCCAGCTTCTGCTTCAACTCTGTCATGTCTTTTGCTTTACCGCGAACAAGTGTCCGTGCATCAGCTTCAGTCTCTGGCATTTTCTTGTCCAGATTATTCTTGTCCATCAGAAACTCAAGTGCTTTGTCTGAGTTGATTTCAATCAAGCCATGACCAGCAAGTGTGTTATCCAACACATAGTCTTTACCTGAGCCTGGACCGCCCGATAGAAACACAGCCTTGAAGATGCCTTTATCGTGGACACCCTCAGATAGGATCATCTGAATTTGTGATCGGAAATCTTCTTTGACTTGCATTCCCTTGCGCACATCATTATACAATTCTTTAGCGTGTTCTGGCGCTACGTGACTTGGAATGCCTTTTTTGAATTCTTTGAAGTTGCCTTTTGATGCATGGCTACGCATCTTGGATGCAGACATACCAGATACACCCTCAGCATCAGGATCACGCTCACCAGCGGAGTGTACGTGAATACCACGAAACTTGAAGTATCCATGCGTACCTTTTACGCCATTGTATTTGTGTAAAATCTTCTCATACTCACCAGTTCTATCGGATCCTGCAACCATGTGCAAATGTGTAGCGCCAGCTTTGTGGAGTTTTGATGCTTGAGCCAGAAAGTTTGGATGTTCTTTACTGGAGGTTGTGATATTCGTGTCAGGAAAATATCGTTGTGCGTGTTTGACTTTTTGCTCACCTGAGAGTGGATTCTTCTCAGCGTCCTGTGAATGCGATAGAACCACGTGGTGTGTTCCTCTCACAGACTTAGCAACATCTTTGACTTTATCAACCAGTTTTGCATGACCGGTTGTTGGTGGATTCATGCGTCCGAACGCAAGGACCGCATGTTTTTCTGTTGTTTCTTCTAAATATTGTCTGAACTTCATTTACTCCGCCTCTACAGCAAGTTTCATTATAGTCTATTTAGCAAAAAACAATTGTCAATCTCTGACTAATTCTCCAGTCCTGGCGATCATTCCTGTGCAATACACACGGTCAACCTCAACCAGCTTATCTTTTGGAATGTGCAAAAAATGCACATGTTCTGTGTCCAATTGTCCAAGAATATTGAGATTTTTCTGTAATATTTCAAAATAATCATCAGCTAGACTGGAGCACAGTGAGAACAGTCTTGTGTCCAAGCAATGTGTTGCACCAGAAACAACAGGATTCATCCATGTTTCATTGCGGCGCTTAAACACATAATGTCCTTGCTTGTCTGTATAATATGAAATGTCAAAGCCATCATCAAGGACATATCTACCAGACAACTTGAATATTCTATCACACACGATTCCTTGCCTCTTTATGAAATTCAGCATTTCCATAAGAATGACTGTTTCACCATGACTCTTCATGCCATGAGTTGAAAACATCTTGACTGCATGATGATCATTGAAACTCACAACCTTACAATATTCTTGCAGTTCATCTATCATTCCACCAAGTGGCGCAACTGAGATATCAGCGAGAAAGATCATAGCTGTTGGATCTTTCTCACGAATAGATTTCAGTGTGTCCAGTGTGTCGTTGAACCTCTGTATTGTATTGAAAACGCCAGCTTGTGTGAGCAAAGCGGAAGTTACGATGAATACATTCATGTGTGATTGAAGTCTCTGAATATGACAAACCAATAGTCAGGATTGACATAATTGATTTTGAAGTCGTGCGGTGACATTTTGTATGACATGAGCAACATGGACTGATCATCATCAATCAAATCCACTTCAATGTAGTTCATTATTGCCCGTGTCATGAGTGTTGCCATTTGCTTCCACTTTTCAACTGGTGCAACGATGTGACAGCCTTGGACGTACACATTATTTGTCTTGACGATATTGAATATAGGTTCAGCTTCGTCAGGGTTGGAGAAACAGAACAGATTGATTAGATTCTGTGTGTTGAACTTCCATTCCATTCCAGCAGGACAGAATGTATCTTCACGCACATATCCAAAGTCTAACCAAGCAGCCGTGCCTGTTGACACATGACCCATCTTAATTGCTGTATTGACAAACAAAGATTTGGCGTAATTTATGAACACATAATGTGGCGACCAATACTCAGGCATCGTTGGTTGATTCAGATGCGCAATAAACTCAGGGCGTCTTTGAATGTGTGCGATACGACTCAGTAGCTGGTTGTTGTCTTCAAAAATGTTATCAGCAACAACACAGATGATATCGTCACGATAACTCTTGATGGTGTCAATGAATTTGCTTTCGGTGAAAACAACGATAGGATTCTTTAGCTCAGTTAGTCGCTTGAATCTGTCCAGATATGTCTGTGTGTCACGCTTTAGGTAGTGTGGCAGTTGCTGACCATTTAGAGTACCTTCCCAATTTGACCTACCAATGTCAAAGAACGCAGTTACAATTGTGACAGTCTCACTCATTTCTTGATCCAGTACCATACATCGTTTGCACAAGTTTGTACTTCTGCGCCGTGCTTGGCTGCAAATTCATTTACCGCACGATTTACACCTTCGATGACATTGTAATCGTGACCTGCAAAAACACCACCAGATTTTACTTTACTGAAGTAATTCTCACAGTCAATCGTGACTTGTTCGTATGTGTGTATTCCATCAATAAATATGAAATCGAGTGAGTCATCTTCAAAATGATTGACCATATTATCCGAGAAATCACGATGCATGACGAATCTATCACCGAACTCAGCACAGTAATCCAGAATCTGTTTGTGCATGTCAACACGATCTGTCAGGAATCTACCATTCCAGTCTTCATAGTTGACATACGGATCAATACCATGCAACACCAACTCAGGTAAGTTTTTCAGCAAATAGTGTGTTGTGTGGCCTTCAGCACAGCCGATCTCCAAACCAACCTGTGGTCCCTTATCACGCAATAGTAGCAGAAGTCCTTTACCTGAACAAATCCACTCATTGGCAGGATTAGTATTCATTACAATGTAATCGCTCATAATATTCTTTCATGTAGTAATAGTAAAATACTTAGGAGATGACCCAGTATCAGTTTCAGTTGTAATCTTCACATCATACTTATCATAGAAGTATTTTGTCCACTCAGGCACTCGGTCGTACTGATGCACAATAACGAAAGGCTCACCATCGGCGTTCTTAACAACACCATCTTCCATGTATGGACGATCCTCAAGTAAATATGGACCAAACTCGTCCATCTGGTCTGGTTTATTTGTCACATGTGCATTCAATGCCCAGCCATCCATCAGTGGAAGACATGTCGCCACCTCGTTCCATGGCTTGAAACTCAGCAACATATTATATGCAGCTTGATCAGCAACCCAGTCGGGACGATTACTAGACATTTGAAATAGTGCAAAGCACAGGTCCTTGATGTATTCTGTTGTGCCCGCTAGGATGCCCACGTTGAATACTTCATGTTCTTTGATATCCTCATAGAAGTATTGACCAAAGTTTTTGATGATGTTTTCACGATTCCATCGCTCATGCTGAATCTGGATTGCTTCCGATTGTGCTACGATACCTTTGTAGCTACCATATAGATTGTGTAGATACAAGCTAGGATTGCTCTGAAATATCACATCACGAACATCTGTAGTGATGACATAGCGATATTTGTTATGGTACTTTTTCAGGAAATCGTAGATGTATAGGAAGCGCATCATGTGAATCATCATGTTGCCTTGCTTTGGATGCTCAACAACAGTCACACCAGCGTCTTCAATCTCTAACACAATACTTTTCGGTGCATCAATTGCAATCAGTACAATATCACCATCGAAGCCAGTTTCTTTGATGGAATGAATCCACGGCTTGACAACGTTGAAGTCGCTGTAGTTACTAAATGCACCAATTATTAAATCTTTCGCCATGGATAGTTTCCTTTCAAATGCTGTTGCATCGCATTATTACCGCGAATAAAGAATGAGTCCTGTACAGAGTCTGCGCGACTCGCCACCCTATAGTTTACAGTATATTGACCATTCGTGTCAAATGTTTTCGACTTGGCCATCATAAATGCCGAAAGAATTCTATCAACTTCAGGTTGATCGTTAGGATGTCTAGCTCTACGATACCAATATGGAGCAAATTCTAGTGCGGCCATCTTCGGTATCATGAAACAGTTCACATCAACAAAATTGTCACCGATCACCGATTGCCACTTACCAAGTGATTCACAGTCATCATTACAAATGTAGTTGCCATCCTGATCAACGATTTTGCGTAATGAGTATGCCCAATCATTACCTCTTGTGAGTTGGTTAACTAGCGATTCAATGTGATTATCATCGTACCAATTGTCTTGGTCTAGAAAGCACAGGTATTCGCCCTCAGCAATAAATGTCATAGCACCATAGATACGATGACCATTGTATTGGCTATGACCTGTGTTATATGGTAATGTGAGTATACTAGCATATCGTGATCCGACAATGGAATCTAGTGCATTTTCATAATGCTCAACTCCATCAACAACGATTAGATGCTGTATGTTCTTGTATGTTTGATTATCAACAGACCGAACTGCGTCAGCTAATTGAGCAGTTCCTGTTGTTGGTGTAATTACTGTGATCAATGGGTTCATAATATAATTGAGTTAGTTACTGACCTGGAGTATCTCGTTTGTATCGCTTGACTAGCAAGTCTGTGCCCTCTTGCCCTGCGCCAGCTGGTGGCAGAATGTCTGGATTAGGAGACTTCTTTTCTTCATGCACACTTTTATGTAGCTGAACTCCAGTGACTTTCTGGACCATATCCCAAGCATCCTTTGTTCGCTTGTTCTTCACATGATCATCAAATTTCTTTTTCTGTTCAGGTGTAGCTTTTTGCTTGAATTTGATAAGTTCCATAATGCCGATGTTACCAGCATAAGATGCTTCTTTCACCAGTTCTTTGAATGACTGCATTATTTGTCCCACGCTTTCTGTGCGGTGAAGTTTGCATGACTGAATTCAAGTCTATCAACCAACTTGACGGCATTACCTTTTAGTCGATCAACAGCAACAAAGCCTTCTGGATTCGTGACCTTAAATCCATCATCTGTACGTAAGAATGCACCAGTAACTTGACGCATCTGTTGTAACTTTTTGATAATGATATTCTTGGAATCAACGATCATATTCATGATATCAAAAATCTTAACAAGCTCGGCAAAGTTGCTTCGATAGAATCGCATGATTTCATTCTTTTCAGCTTGACGCTTGAGTTTAGTGTCTTCTCTTTTAGCGGCAATAATCTCTTTGTTCAGCTTGTCTTCAATCCATTTCAACAGTCCTTTCGCATGTTCCGTTGTATCTTTGATGTGTTCACCGGAACGAACTTTCGTGTTGTTGTATGTTTTGATCTGAACATTGAATATCTCAGAGGTAGCAATACGATTCAGGGTCATGCTACTGGTTCTTTGGAACAGGGATCCTGCTTGAGATAAAATAGCTGTGATTTCTTTAGTCTCTTTTTCGGTAAATGTGACTGTACCAGATGCGTCAACGAAATATGCATCACGGAACCAAACATCCTTAGTTGCTTTCATTCTACCAATATCGATGTTGAATGAAGACTTCAAATCTGCGATTGTCTTTCCTGTGTATGCCGTATGAAACACAATACCCATTTGTGCTGTCAACATGGACTTAGCTAGTGCAGAATCTTCAGGAACCGCATACACGATTGTGTTTGGTTGAAATGTCACATACTTGACACCATCAATCGTTGCTTTCTTGATATCACCTTTAGCAAACATCATGTCGCCTTGCAGAATGCCATCGATACCAATCTTAGGCAAGTATGCTAGTGCAACCTTCAGTTTCTTATTCAGGCCTTCACCTGGATGATTTCTGTCAATATCTTCATCGGTGTAGTTCAGCTTTGCATCTTTGTTGAAGATGCCTTTTGTGGCTACAAAGAACTTACCATTCTCTGGATTAGTGCCAGCAAATACAGCAGGTGCACCGTCCCATTTTGTGGTAATGTTTACCTTGCCGTCTGAATTGCCAGCAAGCATGTCTCTGAGTGATCGCAAAAAGTTGATTGCATCTCTCGTACCAGCTACACCGCGATTTAGAACTTCTTCCTCGATATGCTCTAGGTGAACGTTCTTGCCTTCTTTTGAGGACTCTGTTAGGAATTCTTTGAATTTCATTACGTAAAACACCCTAAACTTAAATCTTTTTTGATAATTGTGACACTTTTGCCATCAACTGGAGCAATGTTGAATGGTGATTTTTTGCTTGATGGTATAGAAAATTGCATTTCAAAAGTGAACTGATAATTGCCGCTACCTTTATATTGAACCCTGGCTCTATAAGTTGCTTTTGCAGAAGTACCGAAGCGAGGAACGTCTTTCAGCTTTAAGGGATTTTTTGAGCCCATTAAGTAGAAACCGTGAGTGCCAACATTTACATAGTAAGTATCTTTTTTGTTGTAATAATCTTCAATTTCTTTTGCACTAATCTCACCACGAATATCTTGAAAAGTATCTCTATCCCTTTCATATCTCTTTTGAGGAGATAGTTTACCTGCAGTGGCTTCCCATAATGGATCTTTATCTCTCTTGAAAGGAATTTCTTTCCACTCAGCTTTAAGTCTTTTGAATAATCCAACTTCTTCAGCTAGATTCTTAATAAAGAACTTTTCAGCATCATCTTCACTGACATTGCCAAATTTCCAGGGACTTTTTTTATCTTTCGCATCATATTTCAAAACAAGGGAACCAGCGGACGCTGCCGTGATTTTCAATTCACAACCAGCTTTGTCTTTCTTATGTTCAAGCATCAAATCTGGTTGATCATGTCCTGCTCCCGCTGGCTTAAAACTTTTAGGCACAAGACCCATAGGTTTCAAGACATTAGCGGCATTTATTTCGTATTGGAAGCCTTGTTGAGCGGCCATAAAAATCTCCATTTATTGGATATTTATACACGAACACCTTCGAACTTTGAGTTGAATTTACGCTCACGATTACCAAAGGTATTGATAGGCTTGTCATCAACTTGACCAGAATCTATGATGTTCTGTGCAATATCCTCAACATCATACAGCCTCATCTTGGATTTGTCAACACCAATCACGAATTTCTTATTCTCGTTAGGATCACTGTATCGATTCTTGAGTTGTTTCACCATGATTTGATTCAGTTGGTGCAATTCTTCTGTACTGATCAATGCGAACATAAAGTCAGCAGTTGCAGGCAAACCAAATGATTCTGAGGTATCTTCAAGGCCAACGTCTGAGTTGCTGAAACCACTTCGTGTTGTCTGTGTTGCAGAAACGATAGGCACGTTGAATTCAACTGCAAGGCCGCGCAACTCTTCAGCAATAGCTTTGATGTATGTGTATGAGTTTACACTTGCACCCATCTTCATTCTAGAGGAACAGCAGATGTTCAGATAGTCGATAAAGATGATCTTTGGTCGAAAGTTCTTTTTCAGGTGCAATTCGTTCAACAGTGAACGGAAGTGCATTGATCCAGCAGCCGCAGTTGGATACTCTTTGATGACTAACTTACCTTGTGCTTTGTTCTGAACAGCTTTGAATCTGCGAACATATTCATCTTTACTGATAACGTGGAGATCATTGATTGCAATATTCAACAGATTCGCATCGATTCGTTCTGCAATCTTTTCCTCAGACATTTCCATGGTGATGTACAACACATCGGTGCCAGCCGAGATACAACCAGCAGCAACGTGACACATGAACAAACTCTTACCAACACCGGTACCAGCAAGTGCAATATTCAGTGTCTTGTTAGGCAAACCACCCTTGGTGATTTTGTTGAAGTAATCCAGATCAAACGGAACACGTTCTTCTTTCCTGTGATAGAATTCAAAACGACTTTCATAATCACTGATGTAGTCATGACCAACGTTCTGGTCAAATGATACACCCAATGCATCAGCAAGAATCTTGGGAATCTCACCTTTGCCTTTGGTGCTTTTCTTATCATCAAGAATCGTTACAGATTCCATGATAGCATTGTAGATTGCTTTGTCCTGACAAAACTTTTCTGTCTGGTCAGTCAACCAATCAATGTTGGTTTCTTCATTACGTTGCTCATGAATTTCATTCAGTAACTCAATGGCGCCACGAACCTGCTCTTCGGTATGATTCTTACCCTCAGTGAGATTAATAATCAATGCTTCATGTGTCGGCAAATTCTTGTATTTGTCCAGAAACTCACGAACTTCATTGAATACAAGTTTCTCTACGTTATCAGAGAAGTATTCCTCTTGAATGAAAGGTATTGTTTTTCTGGTAAAGTCTTCATTATAAATCAGACTCTTCAGAATAGATTTTTCTAGGCGATTCAATTTGTGTTTCCGTTAAAATAATTTGAGAGAGGATGTCACCTATCATTGTAACAAATTCCTCACTATTTTCTAAGTCTTTTTTGTTGTGATTACCAGGTTTGACAACTTGATAACCAAACTTGAGTCTTGCGCCCATGCCAACTTCTTCTATGCTGGCATTAGTATAATAATAAATGACACCCTCATACTCTGGTCGGAGTATGAGGATACCAGTCAAATCACTATCTTCAAAGTCGTGGAAGGAAAAGTCCTTCCCGACCTCAATTGACTTCGGCGCTCTCCAGAACAGGAGTTTCTGCCAAAAGGCTTCCGTAAGCAATCCCATATTTACCTTTCACATAATCTTTGAATTTAGCATCAGCTAACAGTGGTTCCCAATACTCTGCATTATCCGTGTCTGCCAAACGCTTTTTATCACCTAATTCACCAGTCTCTTGGTCAACCTTTGCATACCATCCATTGCTTGGCTTCTGCACAAAGTTACCTTCAAGTGCAATATCCATCAAGCCTGAATATTTCTGAATACCACCCTCAAAAGTGACTAAGAAAGGAAATTTAGATTTTTCACGGACGAATCTAGACTTTTCAATGTTGATAGTAAAATTATATCCTACCAAATCTGATCCTTCTTTCTCTTGCGCTTTACCGATAATGAATACCTGATTAGCGGAATACATTCCACCAGTGCCACCACTCATAACAGATTTGGAATACAATTCCATAGTTTGGTATGTGTGATTTACAGCAATACAAGGAATGTCTTTAGTTGTCAGATGCGGAGTAACAATTCTCCATAATGATTTCATCACACGGGCCCGAGTCATGTCAGCCACTGATTTACCATCAAGAGCATCTTCAACCTCTTTTTTGGATGCCAGGTTACCAACAGAATCTATAAAGATAACAACTTTATCGCCCCGCTCAAGTGCTTCAAGTCGCTTTGATAAATCAAACTTCAGGTGTTCAAGGTGTTCAATTGGTATATGTAACACCCGTTCAGTGTCTATACCATTGGTTTTGATATATTCTGGTGTGATTCCGAACTCAGAATCATAAAATAAACATATAGAATCCTTGTGATGATCCATATATGCTTTTACCATCACTAATCCCAAAAGCGACTTGAAGTGACGAGATGGACCAGCTAAAAAAGTTAGACCAGAACTTAGACCACCGTCAACTTCAGAAGATAGTGCGATGTTGATAATGGGAACACTTGTTGCGACACATTCTTTTTTATTGAAAAAAGAAGACTCACTTAGCAGTTCCGTATTTTTCAACGAATTGATTTTTTTCATTTTCTCAAGCAAACTCATATTTACTCCGTTTCGTTTGTTATATTGTTGATTATTTTATAGAGGGAAACTATCCCTCTTATCATTATTTATTGTCAGCACATCAGCCAAAGAAGCTCTCAAGTGAATTTGTTTTCTCTGGCTTCCAATCAATGCAATCAAGAATGATTTTAATTGGATCCAAATATGCTTTCTGGAATTGTACATCATAATCTACGTAGTTGTCAAGTCTAAACTCAGTAGGCAGTCTAGATGGATAAGAGATTACCGTATCGTTGATTGGGTTCGGCTGACGTAGATATGTAAATTTCAGCTTTTCACCTTCTTGAATTACCTGATACTTTTTGGTCAGATCATGCTTTTTCAAAAGGTAATTGTAGAGTAGCGCACCCTTGACATGAATTGGTGTACCCTTAGTATATATCTGGCTACTGTCTGAGTATGTGTTTAGACCATTCACAGAACGAGGAAATGATATCTCTTCAGGCGGTAATTGACCAAACTCATTTCGGAATTCCTCAATGAATTTCTGCACAGTATCTTCATCAGTGGTAACAATCAACTTGATCGTTTGCTTCATCTTTTCACGGATAGCTGATGGAGTTGATGACTTGACCATTTCCAAACCCATAACTTTCATATGTGGTTCAGCATACTGGACACCTTCGTTGTTGTACACGTTCAGAATATATCGCTTCTTAGCAGTCCAGATACCTTTATCAGACAAGCCTTCACGCTTCATTTGCATCTTCTGTGCAAATGCTTTTACATACGTAGCAAGGTCAAGATAAGACTTATCAATAAACGGTTGAATTTTATCTTCACATACACGGTCCATGAATTCGATGACTTTTGCTGGAGGTAGCGATAGTTTATCTGGCGCACCATACACCTTTGTAACAAGCTCATTAAGCCTGAGATATATCGAGTCCGTATCCGATGCAATAACATAATCAGTTCCATTCGTTTTCAGTAGGCTATTCATGTAGCCATTGAGTTTATTTTCAATCCAGCGAATCGACAACTGACCAGCAAGAGTAACGGCTAACGCAATTCTCAAGTCATAAAAACGGAAGTACTGTGAACCCATAGCACCATATGCAGAGTTCAATGAAACTTTCTTAGCAAGTTGCAGATTATTATATCTAGCAATTTTATTTTCCAATTCTGTGCGTTTAACAGGATCTTTTTCATTCTCGTATTCCTGTTGCGCACCCAACATCATCTTCTTGAATTTCTTACGATCATTGTACATGTCCTCAAGCATCTTAGGCACAAAGCCTTGGATATCTGTGCGAAAGAATTGTGCATTCGGCGTCAATGTAGCATTATCAAGATCAGCGAAATCAATCTCCTGATTCAACAGGCGTTCAACGTCAACACTGGAAGATAAAATCTTGCGCATAGCAGGAGTATAATCTTTTGGATCAATCAGAGTTTCTGGCGAGATGTTGTATTGCATCATCAAATGCGGGTACAGCGAATTCAAGTCAAAAGATGCGACCCACTTATGTAGGCCAATCTGTGGTTCTTTGACATATGCACCCTCAAAAGCACCATCTTTCTTAGTGCTACCTTTAGGAGGAACAATGATATTGCGTTCCAGTAGATAGTTGTGCATGATTGCATCCCACATGCGAGTCTGTGTGAATACATCTTCAAAATTAGACTTGGTATCAAACGCAAGAGTCAGCGACAACTCCAGCAACTTCAACTTGTCTTCAAGCTCTTCAATCAGCAAAACGTCAACGATGTTGTATTCAATGAACTTTTGATAGTTCATCTTATACAGTTGGTGCAGACTGTCAAATTCATCATATGACAGCTTGCTCTTACCCAACTCAACGTTGGCGATGTTGTCTAGACGATATGACTCTTGTGACTTACCGCCTGGCGCAAACCATTTGTACAATTCAATGTAGTCCAGCGATGCAACACCTTTGATTTCATACGCGGTCATATCACGACCATTCACAACAGCCTTACGCTCATGAATCATGTTCCATGGTGAAAGGCGCTTGGTTTGCTCTTCACCAAGAATCTTCATGAATCGGTTGTACAGATATGGAATATCAAAGAACTTGGTGTTCCAACCAGTTATGATATCTGGGCAGTCATGAAACCAATCTTCAACGAATCTCTTACACAAATCATATTCATCACGACACTTTAGATATGTGACGTTATCATTATAGTTGTTGAAATTACCGCAACCATACACTTTCATGTGCCCACCGATTCGCTTCACTGCGATAGCAGTGATAGGCTCATTGGCTTTATATGGATCAGGAAAACCATTCTCTGAGCCAACTTCAATATCGATGATATCAATAGCAATGTTTTCTTGCTTCCAATCGACCATACCCTTATGTTCGTCCGCAATAAATGCGTACTCATACTTGGTCATGCCAAAAATCTTGAAGTTCTGAACACCGTCATACTTTTCGATGAAATCTCGGCACTCACGAATGGACCCAGGCTTGATTTCATCAAGGTACTCACCTTGAAGATTCTTCCATTGTGTTTGTTTATTGGTAGTCAAAAACAGTGACGGCGAGTAAGCAATTTTCATCTTTACTCGCCGCCCGTTTTCTACACCACGATAAAGAATATTGTTGCCAATACTGATTACGTTTGTGTAAAAGTTGCTCATTTAATATTTTGGAATTGTTGATGCAATCTGGATGCCTGATCCGAACATTGTATTATACTGATTTTCTAGCTCACGCACAGGTGAATTGATGGTAAGAATGTCACTGCGATAGATTGTGATGCCAGTTTCAAACTCTTGTGCATATTCTAGGTATGGAATAAATCCAAGCATTGGACCATCTTTGGTTACTTGAGTTGCGACTTGGACAGGCTTCTTGATAACAATCAAGTCGCCAGCATACTCTTGCTCAACATCACCAAGAACCGTCTGATTGGTTTTGAAGGTAACAAGTTTCAATGTCATCGTGCTGGCTCCAGCAACTTGTTGACATTAGCTTCACCGAAAAATGTTTTCAGTGTTACCCACTTCTTGGGAAACAACATTTCACGACCGCGGAAGTCATTGATGTTCAATGTTGGATCATTGACCAGACCAACAAGCTCGACCATGTTGTCAAACTCACGCAGAAACAAGTCATACTTGTATGCTTGCAGATTATTTGCTACAGCCAATTTATAGGCTAGCTTCGATGTATCGATATTATTCAATTTCGATGTTACTCCATTGTTTAAGTTTTTCAAATTTATATTGTTTAGCAAGCATTAGTCCTTTCCATTCTACACCAACATCTTTTTTCACAAGCAAATCAATCATGGCTAACAGATCACCCAATTCTTCTTGGAGCATCTGGATATTCGTACAATCTTTACCAGGTTTTATCTGGTCAGGACCGAAACGAAAGCACTTACTGATTGCTTGAGTTACCTCTGCACATTCTTCTTGGAGAATCAGCAGTATCTCTCTGGTATCTTCGTTCATTATATCAGGCTTTCACGAAAGGTGCAAGCTCTGGAGCAGTCCAACCCTCAGGTTTTAGAACTTTACCATCCGCACGTTTGATAACTTTACCAGTTACCAAATCAATTTTGGCTAAGTTACTTCGCGCAACCTCAGCCCATGCTCCATCAACATCGTAACCTTTCATCTTGCAGTAACCCAAGATAACCCAGATCATGTCCATGCAAGCATCAAGTTGTTCAACCTCATCATTGGCTTTCATTGCGTCTTGAAATTCCCAATACTCTTCATTGATCAGATTACGATACAAGCTAACATTTTCTTTGCTAGGCAGTTGGTCACATGCATCAATGAATGTATTCACGTCCTGATTCATGTCGGTGTTCAGTTTTTTCAAAATAATTGCTCCATTTTCCATACTAATATTTAATCTGGTACCTTCGTACCAACCCATGTCTTGCACCAAATCATCAGGCAACTGTAGAATGGCATCACCATTATCCAGAATCTCCACGATTTCAGCACTATAAGTTTTATCCTTCAATTGACACCCTCTTCCATTCATCACCAATTTTCATCCACAATCTGTCATCTTTTCCCACAGCCATTGCAACAGAGTTTGTCACACGCGGATTAGAATGAAATTGAATTCCATAAGGACTAGCTGGAGCTTTTGGTTCATCATATGATCCAGTAAGTTGTAGCGTGTAAGCAGTTTTCGGTGGTGCAAGATGTGTAATATCACGATTGGCTTCTCCAATCTCTTTTACTTGCCTATAAGATGCTGCACCCACAGCGAATGCACCGATGATGCCTGCACCTTTTAAAAAATTTCTTCGCATGTTCATAATTTTTCCACTTTCACTCCGGCTCTCTCCAAGAACTGAACGCCATCAGCATTACGATAATGATTACGATAATACACAGAAGAGATACCACTTTGAAAAACAAGTTTGGCGCAATCAATACAAGGGGCATGAGTGATAAACATAGTAGCACCGTCGCCAGACTCGGTACTTTTTGCCAGTTTTGCAATTGCGTTGGTTTCTGCATGTAATACCTCTGGTTTTGTTTTTAGTACGGGTGCACCCTTATCATAACCAACAATATTCTCACATGTATTGTCCCAGCCAGATGGCATGCCGTTATATCCGATGGATATAATTCTATCATCTTTTACAACGATAGCACCGACCTGCAATCTAACTGCGGTTGAACAGTTAGCAAATGTTTCAGCAGTCGTCATGAATGCTTCAATGTGCTTTGTCTTCATAGCAATTATGTATGTTAGTTGAACATGCAGTCATTTTGTTTTCTCCGCAATTTGTTTATAACCTGAAGTGGTAGGATGAACGCCATCTTTACTCAATCCTGTAATTGGAAGAACGGTGTCACCATACTCTTTTGACACATCTTGGATCATCATCTGAATGTCTGGTTTTATTGCAGGTAAAATCCAAAAAACTCTAGCTGTTCCAACTTTCTCACGAATACGTTGAAGCTCTGCTTTAGTTCTAATGCCATTATGATCATTGCTACCTAAACTAATGATCACAGTCTTTGCAGATAAATCATTTTTTAGATAGTTACGATTCCACTGCATACTGTTCCAACCAGTTTTTGCATGTACAACACACTCCGGTCTAGCCATGTGTGTTCCTACTGCAATACTGTCACCAAGAATTAAGCAATCAATCATATGTCAAGGTATTGAAGTTCAAAACGATCAGCGCAATCTTCATAATTGATGTATCCGCGTGGATTACATACAATGCGAGTTGAGCCGATCATGTAGTCAAAACGATCATGTGTATGACCGTGTGTCCATAGTTTGATCTGTGGATGATCAAGAATAAACTCTGACAAGTCAGAAGAGTATGCACCATTCATCATCACATCGTTTTGATATTGTGGCTTTGTTGACAATTTACATGGAGCGTGGTGACCCACAACTACAAATTTTTCATCAAACATTCCCTCAATAACATGGCGAATATATTCCTTCATGGCTACATGATCCGCATATGCATCTTCTGGGCTGAATGACGCAATATCTTCTTTGAATTTGAATCCATCAGGAATCGCCATTCCTTTTTCATCAAGTACGTATTGGCCATCATCGCCACGTTTGTATACAGGAACTTTACGAGTGACTACGCGCTTGCTATTTTTAACAATGCGGAAATCGTTCATCATGCTACGAACATGGTATAATGTTAGTGCATCACCATTGTTCATATCTGTCCACAAAGTGCCGCCAATAAATGTCACACCATTTACTGTAACATATTCACGGTCTAGAATGTGTAGATTTTTCAGATATCCAAGTTTCTCTTTGAGTCTGGGAAGAGACAGTGCATAATCACCATGATAGTGTTCATGGTTGCCAGCAACATACAAGACTGTAGGAAATCGCTCGGAGCATTCTTGGAAGAATGTGTGATATCGATTAGACTTGTCGGATGCGCCCAACAGATTATGGACATCCTGGTCGTTCAACTCATTGGCTAAGCAAATGTCACCTGAAAGAATCAGAACATCGGCGTTTTCTGTGTTTTGGAGGGAGATTGTTCCGAATTCTAGGTGTAGATCGGATGCGAGTGCAATTTTCATAATATAAGATGCCTTTCTATGCTGTTAGTATAGCACAGAAAGGCTTTCCTGTCAAGTATTACTCTTGAAGAAGAGTTTTATTTTTGGTAGAAGTGAGTACTTTATCGTTACCACCAGAAGCGATTGGAATGCGTTTTGGCAGCTTTTCCTCAGGAATGACGTTCACTAGCTTGACGGTCAGAATACCGTTCTCCAGACCCGCTCCATCCACCTGAACCGT